ATGTATGAGTGGCTGGGGTCGTAATCAAAAGATTGTTGGTGTAGGTTATCCTAGTATTGGTTCGGTTGCCTCCAAGATTCAAGGACCAGTGGACGTGTCGGTACCAGCTACTATTGGTCTAGCAGCCAAAACCCAACATGCTCCGTGGTCCGAATCTGGAGCTGAAGGTTATCTAGGTATCTCCCATAGACCATTTAAACCTAATGGCGAAATGATGTCTGACCTTACACTTAATGGTATCAGTAAGAATAGATTACAAGCTAGAAAAGAGTTGTTAACAGGTCTTGGAAAAATTAAACCAGAAGGAGATGTGTTTATCGAAGAGGCTTTTGATGTATTAACTTCTAGTAGGTTGGTTGACGCTTTAGATTTAAGTCAAGAAGATCCTAAAGTTCGTGAACGATATGGAGATGGTAAACCGTTCAAATATCAATATGATGGCGCTCCTACTGTTAATGAACATGTACTAATGGCCCGTCGTTTGGTTGAAGTTGGTGTACGGTCTGTTAGTTTGTCGTATGGTAGGTGGGATAGTCATGGTGCTAACTTTGATTTAGTTAGAGATCATGGCGCTAAGCTTGATCAATGTGTGAGTGCTTTAGTGGAAGATCTAGAAGTGAGAGGAATGCTTGACGACGTAACTGTTATTGTATGGGGTGAGTTTGGACGTACTCCTAAGATCAATAAGAGTGCTGGGCGAGACCATTGGCCGCAAGTTAGTTGCGCCCTTATGGCTGGCGGTGGCATGAAACTTGGTCAAACTATTGGTGAAACTAACCGTCTTGGCGAATATGCCGTCGAGCGGCCCGTTCATTTTCAGGAAATTGTCGGAACTATTTACTATAATCTTGGTATTGATCCTAGAGACACGACGGTTATCGACACAGGTGGACGACCTCAGTATCTTCTAGATCACCGAGATCCCATGACAGAGCTGGTTTGATCAGCAGCTTTATTATACAGGAGGTTTCGGGTTCTCCTCACTGTACTGATCAAGGCCATTAAAACCCGTTTTTTTTAGGAGAATATCATGAAAAGTGTAATCACAGCGTTAGTACTTATAATTAGCTCATATACCATCGTAGGCACAAGTTCCGCTAAAGCAGCTGACAGAGAATGCGTATGCGTGGGCGATAAATGCGATAAAGACTGCAAAAACTGCGATAAATGTGAAAGATGTATTCATAGAAAAGACTGTGAGTGTGAAGAGGTTTGCGTAGACGATTGTAAGGGATGTGATAAGTGTAAAGAGTGCCTTAAAAGAAAGCGGCTAGAAAGAAGACACAAGATCGCAGCCCATGAAGCACAACGTAGAAGAGATAGAATTCATCGACGAAAAATTCAACCTCGTGTTATTATTACTTTTGGTAATGGCGGGATAAACCAATATCGTCATCATCCCAACTGTAGATGTAACAGATGTTGGTGGGCGATAAGGTACAGACCGTTACGTCGCCAGCTAGATGTTTTTATGCATGTGCGCCCTCAAGCGCATGCTCATCATGATCATCACCACGGAAGAAAAGATCGTAATGCCCGTAAGTTGTGGCACGATGGACTTAGAACCCGTACAGATCGTCCCGCCTTTAGAAGGTAAGAAAACTTTAATGGCTAGAAGAAGAAAAAATTCTAATAATTCATCTCAACAACCTTTACATTACAGGAAAAAACTTAAGCCAAAAACGGAAAATCAAAGAGATTACATTAGGTCTATGGTAGAATCAGAAATTACTTTCTGTTCTGGGCCTGCTGGAACTGGTAAAACTGCTGTGGCAGTAGGGCTAGCTTCTGAATATCTCTTGAATAAAAAGGTGGACCGTATTATTATATCAAGGCCAGTGGTAGAATCGGGGAGGGGTCTTGGCTTTCTTCCCGGTTCTGTTACTGAAAAAATTCAGCCTTACCTTATACCTTTAATAGAAGAAATGAATCTTTTTTTAAGTCGCGAAACTGTTAATAGTTTTAGATCTATGGGCAAAATAGAATTGTGTCCTCTAGAATATATGAGAGGTCGAAACTTTCATGACTGTTTTATGATTTTAGACGAGGCACAAAACGCTACGTATGAACAAATTAAAATGTTTATTACTAGAATTGGCCAAGGCTCGAAAGCTGTTATCAATGGAGATATTCATCAAACAGATCTAGTAGGCGAATCGGGGGGACTCGCTTACTGCATGGGCAAGCTGGATAACTTGGAAGGAGTCTCAATTTGTGAACTGGACAATACGGATATAGTAAGGAATGATATAATATCTAAAATATTAGCAAGACTATAAAATGAAAGATATAATAAAGTCAACATTTTATGTAATGCTGTTTGTGGTTATTGTGGTTGTGGGAGTGGATTGCTTTTGGACTATTAAAACTGCGCAAACTATTTTAGAAAATGAGCAAAATCCCATAGCTAGGTTGATAATAACATACGGCAATGGCGTTTCCCTTCTTGTTTTTTTAAAAATTATCAATACCTTATTTGTAGTGTATCTGTTATACAGATTTTACATTATAGATAAATTTAGAAGTAAGACGTTTTTAACCACATTCGGAATTTTTATATTTCATTGTTGGTTATTATACTACTTATTCTTTGGGCATCAATTACCTTATTAGAGTATTATTATGATAACGTATGATTATGAATGTGCTGCTTGTGATCACGCTTTTTCAATTGAGCAAAGCATTAAAGATGATGCGTTATCCAAATGTCCCAGCTGTAAAAAAAAGAAATTACAACGTGTAATTTTAGAGGCTCCCATTGCTTTCGTAGTAGGGGAGCCTACTACAGTTGGGCAACTTGCCGATAGAAATAGAAACAAAATGGGCAAATACGAATTAGATAAAAAACACAAAGAGGACGATGTTGCTACATATAGAAAGAACAAAGAGAAGTCTGAACTGTTTAAGAAAATAAACAGAATGACACCAAAACAAAAAGAAAAATGGATCAAGGAGGGATAGTTATTAAAGATAAAGACCCCATAAGAGCAAGTTGTCCTCACCACGCTCTCATTAGATTTACTATTGAGGTGGTAAAAAGAAATACGGATGGTACTCTTGACACCACACCAGTTAGCGGTAAAACTTTTAAAAAATATGGTATCTCAAATACTGCTGAGTTCACCTTAGACGGCTTTAATGAAGCCGATTGTCTTAGACAAATTAAAGAAACACTGGAGAGCTTAAATGGCTAGATGGGAAAACGAAGATCTATCAGGACTCAATATTCCTGAACCCGCAAAAGTAACAGAAACCTTTTACGGTAAAGGAGCAGATGTAGCTGAGCCTAAGGTGGCGTTTGCTAAAATTATTGCACATGGTGATAGAGAAACCTACTATGTAAAATATGGTAGAGGTGACCTACTTGATCCATATCATGTAGATAGACTTACTCACAATAGATCTTTTTTTGATTTTAAGAAGGTTAATAAAAACATATTTGATTTGTATATGGAATATCTGAAATCTACAAGTAGGATATTTCTTACTAGGGCCAGAAGACTAATGATGGAGAATTAATATGAAACGAGGACCACTATCTAACGACGAAAAGTCTTACATAGAAAAAAATTCCACTAAAACTGTGACAGCGCTATCAAAAAAACTTAATAGATCCGAAACAATAGTTGCTGGTCATTTGGAAACTGTAAAAGATAATGTTGAAGACGTGACAATTACACACAATCTATTTGCTAGAAAAAAAGATAGAGGTGTTGTTGTAATGACAGAAGCTGCTTCAATAGTTTCGGATGAAAATAAATCTAAAAGAAAAACTGAAATTAATGTATCATCAAGACATGAGGGGTCGATACATAAGATTAAAGAGGGTTAACATGCTTTGCACAAAACAAGATTCTTATATACATAAATTGTTAATGGAAGACATAGAAATCTTATGGAAATGTACATTAACCGACGGTCAAGTAGTGTGGTCAGACTATGATAGACCCGGTGAAACTGAGTCTCCGTGGCATCGACTAATGGATTTCTGTGATGAAACTGGTGAGTGTATCACTAAAGTTCAAGCGTTAGTTTTTGGCGCTCCTCAAGAAATATTGTTTGACAATCCCAATGGATTAGACGGCTTATTTGTAGTACGAGGAGTTTCTAAAGATATTAATATGGAAAGTGGGGCCGCTACAGCGTTTCAGCACTTGACAGCTGGCGTTTTAAATGATAACCTTGAGACTGTAGACATAAGAAAATTTAGTTGGCCATTGTGCGAATTTGAAGCGCCTGTGCAAACTAGAATATTGACTCCCGAAAACGCTCAATTAATGATTTTTAAAGATGGCTCAAAAAAGAAGCAAAGCGAGCAGGTTCAAGTCGCCCTCGACGGGTGAGTATTGCGATGTTGCACAATATGTAGCTGAGATAATGTGCCAACGCAAATGCGAAAACGACAACGAAGGTAGCCTCGCATATAAATTTTGGAATAAAAAACAAAAAAAGTCCTATCAAGGACAAGTTGTAGCAGCCCGAAAACTAGTTCAACAGTTTGGCGAAGATGCACTGATTAAATATATAAACTCGCCCAGAGGAAAGAAGACCTATTCTCTGGGCTTTTTTAATCCACGTCCATTTGTTAAAAAGGAAGTGGAACTAATGCGTAAAGTGATAGACCAACAACCCAAGTCTGAAGAAAATGTGGTTAAAAAAATAGACAATACTTCTAAACCACAAAAAGCTTTTGGTACTAAAAACTTATTTTCTAAAATAAAGAAAGCTGAAAGGAATGATGATGGCAACGAGTAAAGATAAGCCCGGTTTCATGAAAGAAATTATCAAAAAGTATGGAAACGTTATTTCAACTGGAAACCAAATACTAGATCAAAGAAAAGATTTTAAGGCTATTTCAGTAGGACCGTCAATAGATATTTCTTTAGGAGGCGGCATTAAAGAGGGCTCATGGGTAATTCTAACTGGAGATCCTAAATGTGGCAAGACAACCACAGCATTGCAAATCGCTGCTAATTGTCAAAAGGAAGGTCGTCCTATTATTTATCTAGATGCCGAAGGACGGCTCAAAGAAATGAATCTGACTGGCATAAGCGGTTTAGATAAAGAGAACATTAAGATTGTTCATTCTGAAGATAGACCTTTAACTGCGGAAGAATTTTTAGAAATTGTTATAAAATTGATCAGCAGTAAAGAGTTCGAGAGATGCGTATGCATTATTGATTCTACCTCAGCCTTAATGCCTGAAAAAGAATTAGATGGAGATATGTCACCCGGACGCGCTGGTCTTCCTAAGTTGCTATCTGTTTTCTGTAAAAAGATGGGGCAAATTGTACCTAGACAACGTGCCACTATGATTATTATTACACACTTTATTGCTAATACATCAGGCTATGGCGCTCCACGAATGCCAGACTGCGGTAAAAAAATACAGTATCAAGCTGACACACGTATGGAAGTTAAATCAATTGCTGCTTGGGAACAAAAAGATCGGCAAATAGGACAAGCTATCAACTGGCGCATCCTATGCTCTTCTATGGGACCTCCCGGAGGAGAATGTCAAAGCTGGATAAGGTATGGGCACGGCATTGATAAAATTCAAGAGCTTATTATCTTAGGACAAGACTTGGGAATGATAGGCAAAGCTGGTGCATGGCTTACTTGTGAGTTTATGGCCTCCCACTTAGATCTGGTTAAAGAAATTAATCCAGAGGTTAATACAGAAGATATGGAAGCTGTACTAAAGTCTGTAAAGGTACAAGGTCAAGAAAAGTTGTACCAGTTTCTAACTAAACATCCAAAAGTAGTAGAGATATTAGAAAACGAAATTAAGGGGATGCTATGAATGTCAAGGGTCTTGACGGAAGAGAATATAGTTGGACTCCTGCTAGAAATCAATCAAGATCTAAGGAAAAATCTAGTTTACATAATAAGGCAAAAAAACTTCTTGAAGAAATCTATCCTTTTGATAGAATATTAGAGGAAGTTTCTCTTCCGGGATCTAAAACAAGTAGACGAAAATCAATATTGAGAGCAGACCTTTTTATTCCAAACAGAAGTCTAATTGTAGAAGTACACGGTGAACAACACTTTAAGTATAATTCGCACTTTTTTAAGGATAAAATGAGTTTCTATAAAGCTCAGGCACGGGATAGAGATAAGTCTGAGTGGTGTGTTCTGAACAACATTAAATTAATTGAACTCAAGTATAACGAGGATATATATGAGTGGCGAAGAAAAATTGAATGAATTTTTATCCAAGATAGAAGATTGGATAACACTTAGTCATATTGATATTACAAAAGAAACTTCTACAGCTCATGTTATTTTAAACACAAGTGAAATGGAACTACGAGCATTAAATGCTGAGGATTGTTTAGAAAAGGCTTATACATTATATGCTCATGCGGATTATTTGCAGAGCTTATATAATAAACAAAGAGTTATTCTAGATTGGGCTGACGATAGTATCTGGTATATTATATCGCCAACAATTAATCAGTATGGTGACAAGTATACTAAATGGCAAGAAAAATATTGGAATGCTGTACGAGAAAATCCGTTTGCTTCAGAAATTATAAAAATAAAAACACACGCTCACGCACGTATACTCGCCCTTAGTGAAAAGGCTGATAATGCTAAAAGAATGGGAGACATACTGCAAAATCTTTCAAAGAGGAGAACATGATGTCTATTATTGATACAGCTAAAGATTTACTAAAAAAGGGAATGGCTCTTAATGATCCTGATCTTATTAAGATGGCAAATGAATTGTTAGAACAAGCCGATGCTCCTCCTCCTGAGCCGCCAAAAAAAGAAAGTCCTGCATTAGATTCTTTAGTAACCAAGAAAGAGGGCGACTTTATCTCGTCTATAACTAATGAAGAAAATATGAAGGCGACTAATGCCACTCCTGTAAATCAAATGAAACACAAGAATCTTTTTGTAGACGAAAAGACAGACGCATTAGATATAACTACTCCAAGTTATACGCCTACGGCTAGAGATAGAAAGAAAACTAAAAAGTTAGAACAAAAATGTGAAGAATGTCGTAAGACGACTTCTGTTTTAGAAATACATGTAAGAGATTATTTTGTTTGTGATAGTTGTCTCGCAAGAAGGAGAAGATAGTGTCTAAAATTGATCCTAATACAGTTTTTATCGTAAAGCCAAAACCAATTGCTATTAAGAAGTTGACGGAAAATGCTACAGTGCCTACAAAGAACAATACTTCTGATGCAGGATGGGATTTATATGCTGTAGAAGATGCTGTAATAAATAGTGGAGATAGAACTACAATTGCCACCGGAGTTGCTATGGCTATCCCAGAAGGATATGTTGGTTTAATCTGGCCCCGTTCTGGCCTAGCCGTTAAAAGTGGTGTTGATGTATTTGCAGGAGTTATAGATTCAGGATACAGAGGCGAAATTAAAGTATGTTTATATAACTCTTCTAAAGAAGAGCTAAAAATTACTACAGGTGATCGTATAGCACAAATTCTTTTCCAAGAGATCCCAAGCTTTTCCTTGACTATTGTTGATTCTCTTGATATAACTGAAAGAGGAGGCGATGGCTTTGGGAGTTCTGGCAAGTAGGGAGATATTATGTATAATTACAAAGCCAAACTAATTCGCTGCATAGATGGAGATACTGTAGAGTTCGATGTAGACTTGGGATTAAGGTTAACCGCTAGACTGCGTTGTCGGTTATTAGGAGTAAATACTCCAGAACGTGGTCATGAAGATTATAAGAAGGCAACTCACGAACTTAAAAAACTAATCGTAGAAAATATGGATGACCAAGGATGTATTGATATTAGAACGTATAAAACTGGTAAATATGGAAGATGGCTGGTAGAAATTGGCGAAAATGCTAGTGTTAATAAGACTATGGCTGAGAGGTGGCCGTCAAACTATTGATAGGATATCTAATGAAAACAATTGTGTCTAGATTTATTATTTTAGCTATTGCGGGTCTGTCTATAATGACGATGATAGTTCTTGGGGCACCAAAAAAAAAGCTAAATAATACAGAAGCTAAGTTCGAGGAAATATATACTATCTTAACTAAGATGAACGAATACGAAAACTGTTTAGCTGACACTCAGCTGAGGAATCTACATTACGCTAAACCTCATACAGAGTTACAGAAGTTTTGTGTGGAGTGTTATGACTTATGGGGCAAGCAAGACGAAAGTATTGTAGAAATTTCTGTAGAAGAACTCAAACGGCTCAGAAAAACATCCGAAGAAACAGTTGTCCCGGAAGAGGCTTTATCTATAGAAGAAGAATTAGATTCTATTATAACACTCTTGAAGGGGCATCGTTCCTTTTTATATATGATACGGAATTCCGAAGAAAAAACGTATCACTATATGAAAAAGCATCCGTATGATAAAGCGGGTGCTGTAGATAAATGTCCTGATTGTGTTGCTCTCCGTAAAAAACAAACTACAGAGACAACTTTTATTTCTAAAAAAGAATATGATAAATTGATCAATGACAAATAAACGCTCCCTACAAGACGTGGCGGCTGAAAGAGCTGTACTGGCTGGTTTATGTCAGTACGGCTTAGACGTTTTTTTAGACATTGACTTTATTGATACTGATCATTTTACTAATGAAATGAATCAGGTGCTTTTCAAGTGTATCAAAAAGGTGATATCGGAAAGCAGTCATGTCGAATTAGCTTCAATTTTATCAGCAGCTAATAATCTAAATCTATATGAGAACATCAATAATAAAAATGAGATCGGTTTTCTGCGGTCTCTTTTTAATTTTCCTATTCATAAAGACAATGTAAGTCTTCATGGTGCTAAGCTAGCTAAATTAAAACTAGCGAGAAACCTGAAACAAACACTTAAAGTTTGCGAGAAACGTCTTGATGCCGTCAGTGGAGACGAAGATTTAACTGAGTTGATCTCCATCGTAGAGTCTCCAGTATTAGACGCTACGTCTGCCGTCTATGAGTCGTCTGGTACTACCCCAGAAATAATTGGTAATGATGTAGAAGATTATATTAATCATCTAGCTGACAATCCCGCTGAAATGATTGGTATTAGCAGTGGGTTTTCAATTTATGACCAAGCAATAGGTGGTGGTTTAAGAAGAAAGTGTGTGGACCTTGTGGCTGCACGTCCTAAGGTTGGCAAGTCTATGTTTGGAGATGCTGTAGCCCTCCACGTTACACAAAATTTAGATATTCCAGTTCTCATGTTAGACACAGAAATGTCTAAAGAGGATCATCTTAATAGAATGTTGGCTAATTTAAGTGGTGTAGACATTAATAGAATCTCTACGGGTAAATTTGCGGATAACGAAATAGACAAAAGAAAAATAGAAGAAGCGGCCGAGAAGTTAAAGAGTATTCCCTATCACTACATTAGTATTGCTGGACAGCCCTTTGAAAACATTTTAGGATTAATGCGTAAGTGGCTCTATCAACACGTTGGTGTTGACGAAAACGGCAGAACTAAAGACTGTCTTATAATATATGACTATTTAAAGCTAATGGGTTCTGATGGAATTTCTAACTCTATGCAAGAATTCCAGTTGCTAGGTTTTCAGATTACGCAACTCCATAATTTTTGTGTTAAGCACGACGTACCATGTTTAAGTTTTGTACAATTGAATAGAGATGGTATAACTAAGGAATCAACAGATGTAGTTTCTGGTTCAGACCGTTTAATTTGGTTATGCACCAGTTTTACTATATTTAAAATGAAGTCAGACGAGGAAATAGCAGATGATCTAGAGGATAATGGTAATAGAAAATTAGTGCCCGTAGTGGCACGTCATGGGGCTGGACTGGATGATGGCGATTATATTAATATGAATATGTTTGGAAAATATGGAAAAATAGAAGAAGGTAAAACGCGCAACGAATTGAAAAAGTCTACCAGAAAAACAGACAAAGGATTTGAAACTGATGAAGATTACGACGGCGCAGATATCGCATCTGTCTAATAAATTATTTGATCGGGTTTCTGATTTGTTAGATCATTTTGAGATAGAATATGTCGAACATCATAACCGTCTTGCATTTCCATGTCCAATACATGGTGGAGATAATCCCGATGGATGTTCTATTTTTATAGATGGAAATACAATTAAAGGAAACTGGAAATGTTGGACACGTCAGTGCGAAGAAGATTTTGCTTCTAATCTATTTGGTTTTGTGCGAGGAATTTTATCTTATCGGAATGATAAAAATGTACATCTGTTAGACACTTTTGAGTACTGCCTGAAATTTCTAGACACTAATATTGAGAGTCTAGACACTTACAGTGAACCTTTAGAGATAAACAAGGAACTCAAACTATTAGAAATTTTTGAAAAAAAACCTGAACGTTATTCAAATAAAGTTAAACGGGACGAAGTACGACGTAGAATAAATATACCCGCTAAGTACTATATTAATAGAGGATATCGTTCTGAAACGTTAGATTTGTTTGATGTGGGACTTTGTTTGGAAAAAAATAGGCCAATGTCGGGAAGAATTGTTGTTCCAATTTATGATGAAGACTATAATTATGTTGGATGCGTTGGTAGATCTGTATCCCCAGACATGCTTCCCAAATGGTTGCATAGTAAAGGATTTAGAAAAACATATCTTTATGGACTAAACTTAGCTCATGAATACATCGCTAAAACAGGAACTGTTATTCTAGTGGAAGGACAAGGCGACGTATGGAAGATGCATGAGGCGGGTTTTAAAAATACTGTTGGTATATTTGGAGCAAGTTTAACTGATGATCAATTAGTACTATTAGAACAAAGTGGAGCACTCGATGTCGTAATTCTCACAGATTCTGATGAAGCGGGCGAGAAGGCGGCGGAACAAATAATGGAAAAATGTGGAAGAAGGTTTAATTATTATCGCCCCAAGATCTCCGAAAAGGATGTTGGAGATATGACAGTTACGAAGATTAAAGAAGAGCTTAGTGATCAAATCCAAGGAGCGTCTCTATGAATAGAATTCTTGCCTTTGCTGGAACTAAACAGGCTGGTAAAAACACTTGTTGCAACTTTTTACATGGCTACCAGTTACGGTCATATCATATTATAGATAATTTTGCTATTACTGAAAGCGGCGAACTGGCTGTAGACACAAAGGTTGTAGATGCTGAAGGTAATGAGCAACAAAATCAGGGCGTTCTAGATGTTACAAGAATCGATGCAGACTTCATGGAGTGGGCGATGTATAACATGTGGCCCTTTGTGAAACATTATGCGTTTGCTACAGCCTTAAAAGAAATTTCTATGGGCTTATTTGGCTTGACTAAAGATCAGTGTTATGGTACTGATCAAGACAAAAATACTTTTACCACATGGAGATGGGAAAATATGCCCGGTGTTGGTAAAAAAAAGGGACGTATGAAAGCTAGAGAATTTCTGCAATATTTTGGTAGTGATATTTGTAGGGAAATAAATGAAAATGTTTGGACGGATACAACAATAGAACAGATAGAAAAAGAAAGCCCATTAATTGCAATTATTAGTGATTGTAGATTTCCAAACGAGGTAGAAGCTATTCATAGTGCTGGTGGTAAAGTTATTAAATTAACTCGACACAAAGATACTAAAGATCGACATGCTAGTGAAACAGCTTTAGAGGATTGGAAAGAATGGGATACCGTTATTGATAATCAAAACTTAAGTATCCAAGAGACAAATATAGAAATTATTAAAACCTTGGATGAGTGGGGATGGTTAGGAAGTGAAATTAAACAACCCGAACCTACTGATAATAAACAATTGGTAGGAGGCATTAAAAAGATAAAAGAATAATGTTAATAACCTACATCAGAAGTTCCAGTTATAATAATTACGAATATTGTGAGATGCAATATTTTATAACCTATGTGCTTGGCCATCAGTCTATCTCGGGCAAAAAGGCACAACTGGGAACGATTGTTCATAAGGTGATGGAATGTCTAGCCTCATGTAAAAAAAGACTCCAATACCGAGAGAACAAACAAATGTCTATTACTGACGATGCTCTCGGTAAAATTAAGTTCTCTAAGAGACAGCTTGATACCAAAAAGTTTGTAAACACTTTGCTTGATTTAAGTTATGATTACTATACTAGTACCTGTGTTCATAATTACACCAACGCAGATTTTAATTTTTGTAAAAAATCAACATGGGATGCTTTGGAATATAACGATGGACAATTTGACCCCCGTAAGAGAAATGTGATCGCTAGTGAACCACAGTTTGATATCCCTATTGAAGAAGACTGGGCTAAGTATTCTTATAAAATGCCAGATGGCAAACGTATAGACGGAGTACTGGCTATCAAAGGAACTATTGATTTAGTAACACAAGTCGATGATAATACTATCGAGGTGATTGACTGGAAAACGGGGAGACGTTTAAATTGGGCAACAGGTGAAGAAAAAACTTATGAAAAACTGATTGAAGATCCTCAACTGTTATTGTATAACTATGCTATATCAAAACTATTTCCTGAATATGACCAAGCTATCATGTCGATATTCTACATTAGGGATGGTGGTCCATTCAGCATGTGCTTTGACAGCAGCGATCAGAAGAAATTTCTGGGCATGCTTAAAAAGAGGTTTGAACAAATACAAAATAATAATACGCCTATGCCGATTTCTCGGGATAGAAGTAACTGGAAATGTACTAAACTATGTCACTTTTATAAAAATAAATGGCCCGGAACCAATAAAACTATGTGTCAATATGTTGAAGGAGAACTTAAAGGAACTGGCATGAAAGACACAATTAATAGTTGTACCAAAGAAGGCTTTAGTATTGGACACTATGAGGCACCGGGATAGCTCCATGAAAGGAATGCAGTATGAGCCTTTTAAGATTAGACTTATTAAGCAATGAAGCAATTCAAAATTTATCTCCTTCCTTCGATCTTCTCACTCCCACAGATCACAAAGACGGTCAATATAGATTACGCCGTTATTCTATGGTAGAGTTGCTAACAGAACCCTATATGTTTAAAACCCTTCCAACTACTACATTTATGCAAACAGATGAGTATAATGATTTTCAAGGAAATATTGAAAGAAAATTTGAGAATGTAGATGAGGATATATTGGATGGAAAAGGAATGAAGGAATTAATATATAAGTTTAGAACGTTCAATGAACTACCCATAGGAACTCCAATAGATATACATCAAATGAGAATCATAACTCTGTATGATGAGACTCCCGTTTCTCCTGAGGGAGTTCATCAAGATGGCTATGATTTTATTGCTATGATTGGAATAGCAAGACATAATATAAAGGGAGGACACCTTCTAGTTTATACCGAACAAGACGGCGATCATTTTATGTCAATACCTTTAGATGCAGGTCAAATGGTTTCACTTGATGATACTAAATTGTGGCACAACGCTAGTGATATTGAGACTGTAGATAAAACCAAAAATGGATACATGGATGCGATTATTGTAACAGCTAAAATAGATAAAAAGGATTCCGTTTGGATATAAAAACATGATTGAAATTGAAATTACAGAAGCTATGAAAAAACGAGCATGGAGAAAAGCTCGCAGTATGGGACAGCTGAAGAACTCTATTACTGCTGGTCAAGGAAATATTGCTGGTTTTTTAGGCGAAGAGGTTGCAAATGAGATAATCAATGGTATAGTATCAAATACATACGACTATGATATCTTGTATGAAACAACATCTAAAAAGATTAAGTACGATGTTAAAACAAAAAGATGTACTAGTGAGCCTAAGCCGTTTTATGAATGTAGCGTAGCCGCTTATAATACTAAACAAGGATGTGATAGATATGCATTTGTAAGGGTTGAATATAAAAACGGAAGGTGGGGAAGAGCGTGGGTGTTAGGGTGGCTAGAAAAGGAGGAGTATTTTAAAAATGCTCATAAGCTACGTAAGGGACAAGTAGATCCATCAAATGGATTTAAAGTGAAAGCTAATTGTTATAATGTAGCAATTTCAGATCTCAAAAATTTTAGAAGAAGGAAGGGAAAGTAATGCCAACTAATGATTCCGAAGCCCGCCAAATATTTAGTATCATCAACGAGTTTATTGATGTACCAACCGCTAAAAAAATTACTACACGTCTTTATGAACAGGTTGGACAGCATACTGATAATGAATCTTTAGCAATTAGTTTAAAAATGCTCAAAGCTTTGTATGAGGATCATTAAGTTGAATTGGGCTCCTCTTTCTGTACACACGCACTACAGTTTGTTACGTGGGTTTTGTAAGCCATATGAAGTTGTGTCTAAGTGCAAAGAGTATGGTTATCAAGCATGCGCTATTACTGACTATAAATCGGTTTCTGGCGCTGTAAATTTTTACAAAGCCTGTAAAGATGAAGGCATTAAGCCAATCATTGGATGTGATTTCGGTGATTGTACGCTCTTAGCCAAAAATAAAAACGGATGGTTGGACTTAATAGAATTAGTAGGAGCTATAGACACTGATGATTTTAAGTCAGTTCTAACTGAGATATTTCAGAAAGATAATCTATACAAATTAGATAACTCTTTACGTGATAGAGAAATTTATTATGTACATAAAGAAGATGCTATTCTACAAAGAATTCTTTTATGTTCTGGAATGAAAACTACTTTACCTAAAGTAGAATCAAAACTCGAAGAGCACAATAGGCGGTTTTTTGAATCAGACAAATTCTATTTACCTTCTCCAAACGATTTTGACGATATAGGAATTGATACAAGTGAGATTGAAAAAGTAAATGAAATAATTGATCTTTGTGAAGAGTATGATATACTAAGAAAACCAATGCTTCCCACGTTTGTATGTCCAGATGGAATGGAAGAAAATGACTATTTAACAGATCTCTGTAGAGAAGGATGGAAACGTTTACTGATTCCACAAGGTAAAGTTAAGACAGACGATAAAAAACAAATTTATGTGGATCGTATAAAGACAGAATTAGATGTTATATTTGGAGCAGATCTATCTGGATACTTTCTTATTGTACAAGATATTATTAGACATGTTGAGGCTCAAGGATGGTTAGCAGGACCCGGACGAGGATCAGCCGCAGGATGCTTGATATCTTATTTAATCGGTATTACTAATGTGGACCCTATTGAATATGGTTTAATTTTTGAAAGATTTTATAACGAAGGAAGAAATACCGCAGAGTACACGTCTCTTCCTGATATTGATATTGATGTACCAGCTGAACATCGAGAGGATGTTATAGGTTATATTAAAGATAAATACGGATCAGACAACGTAGCACAAATGCTTACATTTGGAAGACTACAGGGAAGAGCTGCTCTTAAAGAGGTTTTAAGAATGCACAACGCAGCTTCATTTGCTGAAATGAATGAAATTACAAAGGGTATTCCTAATGAGGCAGAAATTTCTGATCAACTAGAAAGCATGGAAGAGAAGTCTATTATTAAATGGGCTTTATTAAATGAGGGAGACAATCTTAGAAAGTGGTGTAAGATCAACGACGGCAAACTAGAAGGCTCTCTAGCGCCACTTTTTGAACAAGCTATAAGAATCGAAGGCACAAATAAGTCAATGGGAAAACACCCTGCTGGTGTTATTATTTCTAAACATCGTCTCAATTCTATCTGTCCTATGACTCAGGATAAAAGCGGCAATATGATGGCCGCCTTTGAAATGGGAGATCTTGAAAGTCAAGGACATGTAAAATTTGATATATTAGGTATTGATCTATTAAGTAAAATTATGGAAATTAAGGAGTAGACATGAGAGACCACCAGATTATTAGACAAGATTTTAAATCTGTTATTTACTATGGCGCTGCTATAGATTATAATAAAATTTCAATATGTGATCTAAGACGAATGCTTCCTGAATATCGAGACAGAAAAGAAGGTATGTATCAAGTTGATGCGAGTGGATCACAACTCAAGTTCTCTAAGATATATAAGAATATTGATGATGCATTAGACAAATTTTTTGAAATTGTACAAGGAACCTCCTAATGAACTACAGAGATATTATTGTTTTCGACTTTGAAACTGGTAGCCGTAATCCATTGATGACACAACCTACTCAAATAGCAGCAATTGCCATCCATGCTAGAAAGCTAACCCTCCAACCCGGAGGTGTTTTTAATAGTGAGATCAGGCCAATTATAGACGAAGAGAAAGCGGTGGCGGCTGGTGTTGATCCTCTAGAAGATGAAGCATTAGAAATTACGAACAAAAACAGGGACGCATTAGCAAAGGCTCCTCTTCCCAAAACGGTATGGAAAAAGTTTGGACAGTTTTGTGATAAATATAACTTTAAGAAATCAAGCTGGACAGCACCTATTGCTGCTGGCTACAATATTATTGGATTTGATTTACCAATCGTTAAGCGTTTATGTGAAACATATGGTCCTCTGGATACTAATGGTAGACAAAAACTTTTTAATCCCATCTTTAAGCTTGACCTGATGGATATGGTATTTTCATGGACAGAAAACAACAAGGATATTAAGTCACTAAATATGGACTATTTGAGAGAGTACTTTGGTTTCCCAGAAGAGTCTAAAGAAAACGCGCATGATGCACTTCAGGATGTTAAAGATACCGCCAACATACTAATTAAGTTTTTGAAATTTCAAAGGAAGCTTGCAGAAAAAACTAAATTTGAAAAGGCTTTTGCGAATGGCGAATTTTACGTTTAATATCAACGATTTTTATGATGATCGAGTGTGGGATTTAATATGCGACGGTAGAACTAAAGGAGTGTTTCAGCTGGAGTCCCAATTAGGACGCTCATGGGCAAAGCGTGTATCTCCTCGTAATATCAATGAGCTATCAGCTTTGATATCCTTAATCCGTCCCGGATGTCTAAAGGCATTTACAGATGGTAAATCCATGACGCAACACTACGTGGATAGGAAAGCTAATCTTGATCCTGTTGTTTATCCCGACGATTCCTTAGAACATATACTTCAAGAAACCTATGGTGTATTAGTATATCAAGAACAATCTATGATGATCGCTCAAGAGTTAGCTGGATTCAGTCTTAAAGAAGCAGATTCGCTTCGCAAGGCTATTGGAAAAAAGAAAGCTGGTCTAATGGCTGAGGTAAAAAAATCTTTCTTATCAGGCGCTAAAAAGAAAGCTATTGTTACTAAAGGTGTAGCTGAAGAAATTTTTTCGTGGATTGAAAAATCTAACCGTTACGCTTTCAATAAATCTCACGCGGTAAGCTATGCAATGAATGCTTATTGGAGCGCCTACTGTAAGTGCTATAGACCTGTCAAGTTTTTTAAAACGTATTTAAATCATGCTAAAAGAAAACCAGATCCCAAACAAGAGATTAAGGAATTGGTAACCGACGCTAAGATGAATGATATTGAGGTGTATCCTCCTCGTCTTAAACATCTATATAAAAATTTTCAATCTGTTTCAAAAACAATATACTTTGGTATTAATAATGTTAAACAGGTCGGTGAAGTAGAATGCGATAAGATAAACAGGTTTCTCCCCGAAGCCGAAGAGATACTTCATAAGACGATAGACAATTGGAATTGGCTTGATATTCTCAATAACTTATGTTCCATATTAAATAAACAGGCCGTTATAGCTTTGATTTCAGTAGGCGCATTTAACGGTAAAAATAATAATAAAAACAGAAATGAAATGTTATATGAATTCGATAGCTGGAAACAGCTATCTCCAAGAGAGCAAAAGTATATAAAAGCAAACTATCATCAACATGATACATTAATTGAATGTATGGATGATATGATTAATAATTTAAAGATAAACTCTAGAAGACTTGTTACTGTAGCTGATATTAAAAATTCTCTAGAAAATCCATTTTATGATATTAAAGATGATCCCGTGTGGATCGCTGAGACTGAAGAAAAATATATGGGATGTGCATTAACGTGTGGAAAAACTGACTATATACAAAGCGCTATTGTTAATACTATCTGTAAAGATATTGCTCTTGGTTATATGAAAGGTAAAGTGAATGTAGCTGTTCAAATCAATTCCTTAAGAGAGTATAAAACAAAAAAAGGTAAAAATCCGGGACAACTTATGGCGTTTTTGTCTGTAGAAGATAGCTCAGGAGTTCTGGATTCAGTCATTGTATTTCCAGAAGATTATCAGAAAAATAAGGAATTTTTAGTTGAAGGCAATATGGTAATACTGATGGGGCAAACCTCTAAAAAAGAAGATGGTGGAATTATTGTGAATAAAGTGTGTCAAATTTAAGAAGTGTTTATATAACATAAGAGTCCCTACTCAAATTGGAGATTCTTATGAATAGATGCACTTTTGTCGGTAGATTAGTAGCCGATCCTAAACTAAAAAAAGTTAATAATACCCACCTTGTAAGCTTTACTTTAGCTATTGAAGAGCATAGAAAAGATAAAGATGGCACTAAAAAAAAGCGAGTGGATTTTCTAGAATTCGAGGCGTGGGATAGTGGAGCCACGACTATCGAAAAGTACTGTAAAAAAGGAGACTTTATTGCAGTGGAAGCTATTGCTCGACAACAAAGGTGGACTGTTGGTGAAGAAAAAAGACAGAAGGTCAACTTTAGAATAACAAATTTTAAGATCTTCAATAGTAATAAAGAAGAAACTCTTAATGAAGAAACGTAAAAAAATCTTGTTTTGCACAGAAGCCTCGTTTTTACCAACAGGATATTCTGTATATACCAAGGAAGTTCTGTCTAGACTGAATCGTATTCCCGATTTAGAGGTAGCGGAATTAGCTTGTTATGTAGACGTTAATAATCCTTCTCTGAAGGATGTCCCGTGGAAAATATATCCCAATCAACCCTTATCGGATTCTCCAGATTGGGGCACATATAAATCATCTCCATCATACCAATTTGGTGAATATACATTTGATTCTGTGTTGCTTGATTTTATGCCTGACTTCGTTATGGATATTCGTGACTGGTGGATGATAGAATTTCAGGCAAGGTCTACTTTTCGAGACTATTTTCACTGGGCTATAATGCCAACAGTAGATGCCTATCCTCAAAATCCACAGTGGATCACAACTTTTGCTAGTGCTGATTCAGTATTTACGTATTCTGAATTCGGAAGAGACGTGCTGCTTTCGCAGTGCGACGATATTAAATATAAAGATATTGCGTCTCCTTGTGCTAGTGAAAACTTTAAACCTGTTATCAATAAAGCTAAACATAAGGACTCTATGGGAATAACAGGAGATATATTTCTTATTGGTACTGTAATGAGAAACCAAAAGAGGAAATTATATCCAGACCTGTTTCGTGTCTTCAGGAACTTCTTAGATGCAACCAAGACTACAAACGCATATTTGTATTGCCATACTTGTTATCCTGATGTAGGTTGGGATATTCCACGTCTACTACAGGAATTTGATTTAACCCACAGGGTTTTGTTTACGTATAAGTGTAATTCTTGTAATGAAATACAACCCAACTTCTTTAAAGACTCTTTTACCTTCTGTAAAAAATGCGGCCAGTTTAGTAGTCATATGGCTGGTATAAGTAATAAAGTGGAAGAATCAGAATTCTGTAAGATATATAATTTATTTGATGTATATATACAATATGCAAATAGCGAAGGGTTTGGAATGCCTCAGCTGGAAGCTGCTCAGTGTGGTGTCCCCATTATGTCTGTAGAGTATTCCGCAATGGAATCTGTGATTAATAATATTAAAGGTATAGCGTTAAAGCCCTTAGCTTTAAATAGAGAATGCGAAACAGGATGCTATAGAGCAGTCCCCAATAATGAAGAAACATTACAAAAGTTAATAGAACTGTATTCTAATGCTGATACGTTACCTGCTTTAGGTACTGAGATTAGAAAGAATACATTGTATCATTATGATTGGAATAAAACTGCATCCGTATGGGCTAGGCACTTCCAAGAAACCGAAGTTAGAGATCATAGAGAAACTTGGTTATCTCCTCCCCAAATTATAGAACCTGCTCCAGCTCCTCCTGAAAATCTAAGTCCAACTGATCAAACTAATTATTTGTTTGAAAGAGTACTAGCCAAACCAGAATGGATAGGGAATTACTTGTGGAAAAGGACGGTGCGAGATTTAACATATAGACGTATGATTGAAAGTACCCATAGAGATTTTTATTTTAATGAAGCACATAATACATTAGCTGCTGGGACTATGGGTTCACAACCTTTCGATATAGAAAAAGCATATAAAAGTTTCTGTGATTTAAGGGCATCGTTTAATAAATGGGAACAACATAGACATGAAAGTATTGTACATCGGCAACTATAAGGATGGTACTGGATGGTCAAATGCTTGTATCAATAATATATTAGCTATTGATGCCGCAGGTATCCAAGTAGTCCCACGAGCTATTTCTTTTGGTGAAGTATCAGATGATATTCCTTCCAGAATTACAGACTTAGAACAAAATGATACAGTAGGTGCCGATATATGTATCCAGCATACGCTGCCCCACCTATACTCTTATAATTCAAAATATAAAAACATTGGCTTCTATGTGACTGAAACTTCTAATTTTCGTGACTCTATGTGGCACAAGTCTATTAATCTCATGGATGAAGCATGGGTTCCGAATAAACAAATAGTTAAGGCGTCACAACAAACCGGAGTTACAGTGCCTATAAAAGTAGTTCCTCATTCGTTACCTGTAGAATCCTATAAGATATCTCCGACTAGCGCACAAGTTCAAGAATTAATTGGAACATTTAATTTTTGTTTTATAGGAGAATTTGTGGTACGAAAAAACATAGAAGCTTTGATCAAAGCGTTTCATATAGAATTTCATCCTTCTGAACCTGTTAATCTATTTATCAAAACAAGCCAAGCTGGTATGAATCCTAATGAATGTATGGATCATTTTAATGAATATATTGCTCATATCAAAAGCGGCTTAAAGCTGAGACAAAACTATAAAGACGAAATAATAGTAACAGGAAGATTTAAGCGGGACGATTTACTATCATTAATGGGCCAATGTCATTGCTTTGTAATGCCAAGCTATGGAGAAGCGTGGTGTATACCAGCATTAGAAGCAATGGCTCTTAAAATTCCTGTGATTTACACTAAAGGAACTGGAATGAGTGACTTTTGTTCTGGTATCGGAGTTACTTCTTCTGAAGTTCCATGTTATAGGGCTGTTGATTCTTTGCCTAATTTATACACCGCTAATTCTAAATGGAATGAAATTGACGTGGAGCAGTTAGCATTTGCTATGAGGTCTATGTATACCAAATATAAAGAAGCCCCTAAAGACTTTGAAAAAGATCGAGCTAAAGCTAAAAGAGCAGCCGCTAAATATAGCCATAAGAAAGTAGGAAATATTATAAAGAGGATACTCAATGACAGCTAAGGCTACGCAACAATCTATAAAGTCTATTCTAAGAAGGTCGTCACTATCTAGTGATGAGCCCTTAAATATTCTTACGTTTTGTACGCATGAACGGTATGAACAAAATCTATGTAAGACAAATCATAACTTTTATTCTTTGAAAGAAGGTAAGCTATGGAACACAGATTACTCAAGAATACCCTCTAATTATTTTCCAGTCACAGAAATACCGTTTCATATAAATTTTGATTTAGTATTATGCCATACTAGCTGTAACAGAATAAACACTTCTTATCAAATACGAGATTTTTTAAATATACCTATTGTTCGTCATACTCATGTCTTACCAGATGTTAGGTACGAAATAGATTCGCAAGTTCAAGGATTTAACCAGATAGAAGTTGATCACGAAAGTTTTATATCGTCTTATAATCGACAGGCGTGGGGTAAGAATAAACATAACGCTTCTGTTATAGAGCATGGAGTTGATTGTGAGTTTTGGAAACCTAATGGCGACAAAAGAAATCCTGTTTGTTTGTCTGTTGTAAATGATTGGCCGAATAGAGACTGGTGTTGTGGATGGAACCTATGGAATCAAGTTGTTAAACCTACGAGTCTCCCAGTTAAGGTTTATGGAAACAATCCGGGACTTTCAGAAGCTGCTTCATCATTAGAAGAATTGAGAAGAGGATATCAAACATCATCTATATTCCTTAACACATCCCTACATTCTCCTGTACCAACAGCGCTTATGGAAGCAATGGCGTGTGGTTGTGCGATAGTAAGTACTGATAACTGCATGATACCAGAAATAATCACACATAATAAAAACGGTTTATTAAGTAATGATCCATTAGAACTAAAGGTTTTTTGTGAGCAACTATTATTTAACCCTGACGAAGCAAAGCGTTTAGGGGACGCTGCAAGAAAAACTATAGAAGATAATTTTAATTTGTCGAAATTTGTTGATTCTTGGAATTCAATGTTTAGAGGCGTCATTCAAAATTATAGGAATTAAAAAATGAGAATTTATTTATCTAAAAGTGAACCGTCTGATACCTCCTACACATGGATCAACGATCTTAATACATTGGACCTTCTAGTAGAAGAATCTGAAGCCACTAATATAGTTGTAGATAATATATTATCCGAATTTACATTTGAAGAAATAGGCGATATTGTACAAAAAATAATGTCCAAGATGAGAATTAATTCTACAGTTACGTTTTATCAACTAGACTTTGATCTATTATCGCATCATTACAATAAAGGTTTGATTGGTGTTCACGATGTAAATACATTCTTATTTGCAGACGGCCCAAAATCTTCTGTATTTAACATGGTAGATATTTGTAATTTAATTTCTAACCATTTAACCATAGAGTCTAAAGACTTTTCTCACGACAATTTTCAATGTGTTATTATTGCGAGGCGTCCAAATGGTAGAAATGAAGTTTAGTTGTGACAAATGTGTGTTTGCGGAAGTGACATACGGCTCAGGAGCATGCGTTCAAACGGGATGTAAAATTGATCGTATTAATAAAATTAATCCTAGTCGTACCATGGAATCTAATGAAGATGGAGAGACGCATTTTGTGTCTAATAGGTTCTGCAATACCTATAGACCTCAAGCGTGGATCAAAGAGCTTACAATGGATGAAAAATCCAATTTAAAAAAAACAGTATTTTCAGAAATCAAACCTGCTGTAGGATTTTTTATTATACTTGATGATACTGTAAAAGATGCGATGCAACAATTAGAAAGCACATTGCTAGATATTAAATATCAATTAAACCATAAGGCTAGATATATTGTGGTTTGTAATAAGAAAGTGGAGTATAATGAAGAAATACACGCTTGTCTTGTTAAACATTTTGATTTTGCGGAAACAGAATATAATATTGTATTAAATATGTATGAACCTGATCCACATCTCATGATAGCTGACGCTTTTAGGCATGCAAAAAACGGATGGATATATGTGACGCATAGCGGTGAAGCAATTGATAGATCGTTGATAGAAAAAATACATCAACGTATTAATATTGATATGAAAAGGCTTGTATTAGTAGAACCATATGAAGATGTCAATGGTTTACTTTTTCAGGCAGCGGCATTTAACTTTGCTCAATCTACCATAGAGGGTGAAGAAAATTTTATTGAAAAACTTAAGAAGGTTCCTACTGATGATCCAGATACTATAATTTCGTGGAGTGAATTTAATGAATCCAAAAGTAGCAATAATTATTAGCAATTATAATTATGGTGCATATGTTTTGGAGGCAATTAATAGCGCTCTAAAACAAACATATAACAATATACAAATTTATGTATTAGATGACGGTTCCTCTGACGATTCGTGGAAAAAAATATGTGAGCAAACAGACCCCGTAGCAAGTGATACTATAGATACCCCATATTATAAGGGACCTATAGAGCGACGTAAACGAGATAACTTGTACGCTTATACGATAAATAACTCAGGAGCAAGTACCGCGAGAAATGTAGCTATTTGGGAAGCGTGGGAATGGGCGGATGTATTTGGTATATTAGATGCTGATGATGTATATAAACCCAATAAAGTGGAAGTTTTGTTGCAAAAACTGATCCACCATATGGAAGTCGGCGTTGTATATGCAGACTATGAAACCCATAGAACATACGGACATACTAATTATATTAAACATGAATACAAACTACCCTATGATAAACGTATTTTAGAACGTCAATGCATTGTACACAGCGGATCATTGGTTCGTAAGGAGTACTTACAGCAAGTAATTCTACCAAACGGTGAATTTTTTGATAGCAATTTACATGGACCAGCAAGTCAAGGGTTTATAGGTTGTACTGAAGATTACGATCTATGGTTACGATTGTCGACAGTATGTATGATTGTACATGTTCCTGAGCCTCTTTCTATAGTTAGAGAGACTGGGCAAAATCAATCAATGAAAATGACTAATGAAATTTTTCAAAATAACATTGCTTCTATAAGGTCGCGATGAGTAGATTTACACAAAAAATTAAAAAACAATCTAGTGGCACTGCATGTGTTGCCATACTTTCTGCTGGAATAGGTAAAAGAATTAAATCGTATGAACCCAGAAGTCTTATTAAGATAGGAAACAAAACACTTATAGAACACCAAATAACTGTTCTTGAAAATTCTTTTGATAATCCCGATATTATATTGGTAACAGGATACTCTACAAATAGGATAATAAGGAAAACAAAAAATAAAGTTAGAATAGTAGAAAATCAAATATACAACGAAACAACATCGTCTGAAAGTCTAAGGTTGGCCATTAATAATACTACAAGCAATAGTATGTTTTTCTTTCATGGAGACCTTTACTTTAATCTAGATACTATGAAAGAATTAAGATACGATAGGTCGTTTTTAATAATTGATAATCAAGATCAAATAAGCAGTAAAGAAGTTGGTATTACTGTTGTTAATAAGCGAGCTACAATTTTATCTTATGGATTAAATACTAAGTGGTGTCAAATGGCTTACATCACTGGTAAGGAGTTTGAAATAGCAAAAAACTTATATCTAAGAGGAAACGAAACTATAAAAAAAATGTTACTTTTTGAAATACTAAATTTAATAATTTCAAAAGGCGGTAGTTTTATTTGTCACGAACCACAAGACATGTCAATATTAGAAATTGATTGTATGAGGGATTTATCGAATGAAAGTTTTAATATCGAGTGATGGTATGCACGCCCACTTTTACCAGAGGGCTGCTTGGCTATCTGCGTTTAGAACTATTGGAGTAAACGTAGCAATGTGGGACTGCAAAGCTGTGTCAGCTTTTGACGCCTTTGATTCTTTTGAGCCAGATATATTTATGGGGCAAGCATATAACCTTACTTCCTCACTTATTAAGTGTATATATGAAAGGCCACATTTAAAGGTGGGTCTCCGTGCAGGAGACTGGGGAGACCATGAAAAAGAAGTAGATAAATCGCAATTTAATATATTGTACGCGACGGATCAAGAAAAAGAAGCTATTGAAAAACTAAAACAAGAAACTGGAAAGCCTGACTTTGTTCATATTCATTATGATCAAGACGCTATGCAGACCACACACAACTATTGGAAAGATAAGTTAGACATAGATATCGTATCTTTAATGATGTGTGCCGATCTAGACACTTATTGTTACTCCTCTTTTAAAGACCATTTGGCATGTGACATTGGTTTTGTTGGTGGCTATTGGCCATACAAATCTCTGGTCATTGACCGTTATTTATTACCTCTATGTTTTCCAGTAGGTCACCTTAACATTAAAATATTTGGAAACCAACCTTGGGAAGGAGTTAATCAATACTGTGGTATTATAGACGATGTTGACGTGAAAGATCTTTTTGCTTCTGCAAAAGTATGTCCCAATCTTAGTGAACCCCACGCTCAGGAGTTTGGGTTCGATGTTAATGAGAGAGTGTTTAAAATTTTATGCTCGGGAGGATTTTGTGTTTCTGATCACGTTGAATCTATAAATAAAATTTTTGGAGACGCAGTTCCTTCCGCTCGCTCTCATGCAGAATTTGCTGATAAAATTACATACTATCTTCAAAACGAAGATGAGAGAAATGAATTGGCAAAAAGGGGTAAAGATATTTTGTTAAATGGTCACACTAATTTTCATAGAATTAGCGCTATTTTGGAGGCTGCTGGATATCATGAAGAAGCCAAGGATGTAATTAAAAAATGGAATCATACAAAAGAGGAATTACATGCAACAGGATAAAATATTGGTGACAGGCGCGCGTGGATTTTTAGGTAAGGCCGTATGTGAGCAGTTAAAAGATGGCGGTTTTACAAATATAATCCCTTTAGGAGGTAAGGCTGAATGGGACCTTACCAAACAGAAACAGACCGACTACATATTAGCTGAAAAGAAACCGGACTATGTTATACATTTAGCGGCTCGCGTGGGAGGCATTGGGGCCAATAAAGAAAATCCGGGACTCTTTATGTATGAAAATCTGGCTATGGGTATGAATCTTATTGAATCTTGCAGAAAATATGGTAAACTAAAAAAGTTCGTAATGGTTGGCACTGTATGTGCATATCCAAAGGTTACTAAAGTTCCATTTCAAGAAACAGATTTATGGAATGGTTATCCCGAAGAAACAAATGCACCTTATGGAATAGCTAAGAAGACACTTATGGAACTATTGGTAGCTTACAAAAAACAGTACGGCTTTCAATGCGCTAACCTAATACCAGTAAATATGTATGGTCCTCATGATAACTTTGATCCTAAAATTAGCCATGTGATTCCAGCTCTAATTCTCAAGTTTGCTAAAGCCATGCAGAATAAACATGCGCCAGTTGAAATATGGGGAACAGGAAGTGCAAGTCGAGAATTTTTATATGTAAACGATTGCGCAAAAGCCATCCTAAAATCTATCCAAGAAGATACCCCGCCAGATCCTATTAATATTGGTACAGGTTCTGAAATTACAATTAAAAATCTGGTTCAGAAGCTTGGGTCTCTTATGGGATATCAAGGTAGTATTTATTTTAATCCCAAATATCCAGATGGACAACCACGCCGATGTCTAGACACACATGTTGCTAAATCCTTACTTAACTTTGAAGCGGCTACAGATCTAGACACAGGGCTACAAAAAACTGTTGAATGGTTCAATAAGAATAAGGATCAATTTGTTGATTACTTCGATCATATTCAGTAAAGACAGACCAGCACAACTGGATTTATGTCTTAGCAGTATTGAACGTAACTTTAAAGATTGCGGACGTACTACCGTATTATATAATAATTCAAAAGATTTCGTAGATTCGTATAAGATAGTACAAAAGGAACACCCCGATACATTTTTTTGGCCTCAAGGAATTTCATTATATAAAGATGTATATGCCGCTATTTCTACTGTACAAGATGATTATGTCTGCTTTTTTACAGATGATGATATATTTTTTGCGTCTCTCAAAACTATTCCATTAAAGAGTATATTAGATAATAAAGATGTTACCTGTGTCTCTTTGAGGTTGGGTTTTAATATATGTCAAAGACAGCATGGCGATAACATATATCATGACAGGCTAAATGAACATATAGTAAAAGACAATTTTATTTGGTGGCCTAGAACCGCCTATTTATACGGGTCTTACTGGTCGTATTCATTATCTGTAGACGGTCATATTTTTAGAAAGTCTGATTTATTAGATATGTTTGATGAGCTATGTTATTTAGAATCAAAATATAAATGGAAGCAAACACCAAATGAATTAGAAGGTGCCCTTCAAAGATTTTGGGCAATTGCTCCTAACGTTATGGTTTGTCCTCAGCATAGCGTAGTAGTTAATAGTCCAAATAATCGCGTACAAGACACACATGCTGATAATAGGGCGGGCGATGTACATGCTACAGACAATCATTTTTTATTGAAGAAATATATTTCTGGAGAAAGAATTAATCTAAAACAGTTAAGTTTTAATAATATACGTTGTCCTCATCATGAGATAGACATCTTGAAAGGCTTACAATGATTTTTAATCTAGCTGATTTGATCAATAAATATAATATGAATATTAAGGGTGTGTTTCATATAGGAGCTTATACCGGAGAGGAACTGGAACTTTATAGGACCATAGGTCTATCTAATACTGTATTGTTTGAGCCACAAAAGGATCTATTTAGAATAGTAAAGAATAAATGTATAGCTACTGAAAACGTTTATAACGTAGCTCTTGGTAATGTAAATGATCAGTTAATGAATATGTATATATCTCATACAGACGGAGGAATTGAAAATGGATCAGGAGCATCCAGTTCATTACTGAAACCTAAGAAGCACCTTATTGAGCATCCTAATGTAAAATTTGTAAAAAAAGAATCAGTGGCAGTATATAGGCTAGATAACTTTATTTCTGCTTTTGATATTAATATAAATGAGTACAATTTTCTAAACATTGATGTTCAAGGATATGAATTAGAAGTATTAAAAGGAGCCGAAAAGTCTTTGCAACAAATAGATTATATGATCGCAGAAGTAAATCGTGATGAAATGTATAGTGGTTGTCCTATGATTGGCGATATTGATAATTACCTGAAAGGTTTCGGATTTACGAGAGAGCTTGTGGCGTGGCAATCTGAAAGCTGGGGAGACGCTTTTTATATTAAGGTGTAAAAATGAATTTCTTTGATATGTGCGAAATAGAAACATCGTTATTCGATAGAAGCTACGCAGAAAAAAATGCGAACTGGCTCATCATGAAAAAGATCTATGAAAAAAATATAGACAAAAATAACGGCGAGACTATTCCGAATATAATTCATTTTATATGGCTTGGCGCGCCAATGCCAGAGTGGTATGTTAAAAATATAGAAGACTGGAAGAATAAAAATCCAGACTTTGAAGTGAAAATATGGGGTAATAAAGATGTAGAAGACTTTTTACCTACAATGGAAAACAAAGAACTATACCTAGCCGCTCCCAGCTGGGGTAATAAGTCCGATCTTCTAAGGTATGAAATATTAAAACAGTATGGAGGACTATATGTTGATGTAGATTTTTTATGTTTATCCTCGGAGTTTTCTGCTATTCATAGTAATGCTTCCTTTTATGCAGGTATATGTTTAGAAAGAGAAGTTCAAATGAATAACGGGATCATGGCGTCTGCCCCAAACCATCCTATATTAGATCTATGTATTCAACGATGTACCTTAGATAATCCTTGGGAAATCGCGTGTGATCAAACTAAAGTGTTATATCAAACTGGTCCGTGGGTTCTTACAGAAAGTATTCTACGGTATATAAAAGAGTGGTCTTGGACTGCATTCGATAATGTACTAATTTTTCCATCGCAATCATTTCATCCTTTTCCAGCCGCGTATAGAAATGAGGCCACGGAGGAACTCATTAAATCTTATTTGAAGCCTTGGAGCTATGCTTGTCATTTGTGGCATGCTAGTTGGCAACCAGACTCTAAACATTATGTCGGAGACTTAATATGAATTCTGCATTTGCCATATCTACTAACCATGAAAATCCTCCCTATAATTATACAATATTTGAGGAGTATTTTTATACTAGATTTAGTAAAGAGCGTCCAGATACTTGTAGAAAGTATCTTCCGGTTTGTTGGACAAACTACTATGTATCTAAAAATTATGGACAAGAAGACATGTCTGACTTGCAATTTTATCTAGATAGTTTGGATAGGGATGAAGAATATTTTACTATTGTACAATGGGACGATGGTATTCTTCATGATGTGGAGCATTTAGATCTATTCTCTTTTGCTAGTGGAGGCGTAGGAGATTATCCCTATCCGCTAAACTGTGAGCCTCGGCCACAAACTACAAATCTGAAGCCTCCTAAGACACTCTTGTGTAGTTTTGTAGGCGCAATTGAAGGAAGACATCCTGTACGGCAAAAGATGAAGTATTATTTTAATGAGCACGATGATGCTTTTGTTAGTGAATGGATGGGCGTAACTGGATTTGAAATGGCTATGAGGTCTTCTAAATTTGCCTTATGTCCAAGAGGTTATGGAAAAACATCTTTTAGGATATGTGAGGCTTTGAGGTATGGTACTATTCCTGTTTATATTTATGACGAGCCGTGGATACCGTTTCACGATATTGTAGACTTTGAATCATATGGTGTTTTATGTAGTGTAAAAAATCTAAGACATTTGTACGGACATTTAAGTCTAATGAGTGATCATAAGATTAATGAGATGTTAGATAAGGGTCAACAAGTATATAGAGAATATTATGATTATAAAGGATGTTATAATAAAATATTATCGAAATTAGATGAATGGAAAGACTGATGAAAATACTATACGTTACCACACCTGATACAGGCGCTCAAGGAGATTACCAAGAGGTATCTATGCTGCATGGTCTACGAGAAGTTTTAGGCGATGACTGTATAGATTTTCCTAGAAAAAAAATTATGTATGGAGATTTTTCAGTGTCTCCTAAAAATGAGCTACACGGATGGGGCTTTAGTTTGTTAACCTATCCTATTGAAGAGGTTGCTAATAGGGAGATAGACGAGGTAGACTTTGTTTTATATGGCGTTACAGATGCTTACGGTGTAAAAAGTATGCCAGAAGTAAACAAATTAGCTAAACATGGAGTATGGTTTTTGGATGGTCACGACCATGCCAAAATAACTCAAACCCCATGCTTTAAAAGAGAGCTATTTGAAGAAGCTGACGACGTATATCCTACAGGGTTTGGTATTCCGTCTCACCGAATTCGTCCCATATTGTTTAGTAATAGACAACAAGTTATACAAAAAACAGCTCCTCCTTACGCTGTATTTGGTCCCCAAATTTTAGGGCCAGCAGCTAGACAACTTTATGTTTTTAGTAACGAAGAGAACTATTATAATGATATGTCGTCTTCTTGGTTCGGTTTAACCTGTATGAAGGGCGGATGGGATTCATTGAGACATTATGAAATAATGGCAAGTGGTACATGTTTACTTTTTCGAGACTATAAAGATAAGCCTCCTCTCTGTTCGCCTCAAGACTTGCCCTGTTATTCATATAGCAATCTTGATGAAGTAGAGACCATAATAAACAGACTTATTGTTAACAATCGTCCAACACAAGAATATATGGATATGGTGTTTGCGCAACGTGAGTGGTTATTGAAGTATGGAACTACCAAAGCACGAGCTGAAAGTTTGATAAAAGTACTAGAACAACATAAAACTTAAGGAATATTATGTTAGAATATTACGACTATCTTCCAGACAATAACTTAGAGACTAAATATTTCAATGAAATAATTGAGCATCTAGATATTGATATTGCTGTAGTAGCAAAGAATTTTGGTGATACAGTTCCCAAAGTTGATAGAGAAAAAATTATGTTGATAAATGCCGATGAAGCATATAGAATACCAGAAGAAGTAAATGATCCATCAGTCAAGTTAATATTTAAACAGTATTGTTATAAAAACCAGCATCCAAAATTAAGACCAATTCCTCTATGTCCCTCTAAAGAATTTATAGTAACTGAAAAGCCTATTCTGGAAAGAAAGTTTGACATATCTTTTGTAGGTCAAATAGCTGTTACAAGATCTGGATTCTATAGAGAAGTTCCTGAGTTTTTAATGGACAGTTCTGTTAATTCTTTTTTTGGTTTTTATGAAGGCTTCAATAGAGGATTAGATTGTTCCATGTATTCTAATATTTTATGTGATACTAAAATAGCTGTATGTCCTCATGGAGCGGGTAGCCCAGAATCTTTTCGGTTTTTTGAAGCGTGCGCAGCGTCTTGTATTATACTTACAGTGGAACAACCAGAAAATTGGGTGTACCAGAACGCTCCTTATGTTAAGTTTAAAAGTAATAATTTTCCACATACATATTCTATCGCTAAAGAATTGTTATCGAATCCAGACAGGCTAGTATCAATAAGTGATGCAACCAAATTATATTACAACGAACAAATATCAGCAGAAGCAGTTAGTAAATATATAAAAGGAGAACTATATGAATGTGGGAGTAATAGGTAGAGGCTTTGTGGGAGGAGCAATATATAAATTTTTGAAAGATAGCTCGCCCTATGCAGCGTATTCATACGATATAAAAGATGATATGGATATTAACGATGGATATCTAAATATCATAGACAAATGTGAGATTATTTATGTGTGTTTGCCCACACCAATGGATAAAGACGGTAGGTGTTTTACGGGTATTGTAGAAGATTCATTATCTTTATTAGACAGATATGCTGCGCAGTTGTCTGTAAAGCCTATCGTACTAATCAAGTCTACGCTTGTTCCGGGCACTTCAGAAAGATTCAATCTACAATTTAGAGCCTTAGATGTAATAGTCAACCCAGAATTTCTCACTGAACGTAATGCTGAGGAAGACTTTAAAAATTCTCCATCGCATCTGATAGGATTTTCTCGTGACACTCCTACAGTAGGCTTAAAAGTAGAAAAATATTACAAAGACCTGTGGCCTTCCTCTAATATTATTAAAACGTCTCACACAGAAGCGGAGTTAATAAAATACATTGTTAACTCTTATCTGGCAGTAAGAGTTGGCTACGCTAATCATGTATATGAAATGTGTTCTATTTTGAAAATTGACTATAATGATATGGTTGAGAATGCTATTCAGGCCAATTCGAGAATAGGTAGAACGCACTGGAAGGTTCCGGGACCAGATGGCAAATTTGGTTTTGGCGGTTCGTGTTTTCCAAAAGATCTGAGTGGCCTAATTAAACTATTTGAAGATAAAAAATTAGACGCTTCTATTTTTAAGGCTACTCAAGATTACAATTTGAAAGTCAGGGATAAAAATGTTCTCTAGAAACCCACATAATCCGTCTCCAAAATACTTGGAGAAAGATATCACCATTTGCTTACATGCTGGATCTGATTCTAAGGTTGTAGAAAGTCAGATGCAAAAATTAGAACCATTAAATAATGAATTTAATATACATTGGAACAATAGAATTGATAGACGAGCAGAAGCATATGATTCATATTCGGAATTAGTCAATGAGGCCGTAGCTACTTCTCCAACCGAAACTGTTATTTTGGTAAATGACAGAGTAATTCCAAAGCCAGAAGAAGTTACTTTCATGCTACAGCTTCTCCATAGAGGATATGCGGTGGTAGGACAATGGAATGTAGCCTTTTTAACTCTTACTAAAGAAGTCTTTAGAAAAATAGGATGGTTTGATCAGAGGTTTTATGGAGGAGGATGCGAAGACGATGATTTCGTGTTACGTTTAAGATTAGCTAATTTAGCCTATTATGAATCATTATCATGTGAATATGATCAAACATGGAAGAGTCCATTGTTAAAAGAGGAAGCTACTAAGTGTGCTGTATCTGGACCCTACTTTCATAGAAAGTGGCAACAGACTCCCCAAGAAATTAAAAGAGTTATACCAGAAGAAAACTATCCACAATGGGATAATATGATAGGAGACTCAAGACCAGATATTAGCGGGTCTTGGCTTGATTGGACACATTCTATAATTGGAGTTGACTTTGGAAGAAGGTCAACTGATGGTGAGTCACGCACATACCACTTTATGCTTTCAGACTATAAGACAGAATATAGAAAGGTTACTTCGGTATGAAAGTACTATTCTGCGGATATAGGGAATGGGCTCTTAAAATTCATACTTCTTTAAGCTTTCCCTGTGTTCTCGTTTCCACTCCCGAAGAACTTAAGGAAGAGGTAGAAGTAAATACATACGACATCATCTTTTTTATTGGGTGGAGCTGGTTTGTTGAGGATCATATCATCAGTTCAAGCAAATGTATATGTCTACACCCATCCCCTCTCCCTAAATACAGGGGTGGGTCTCCGCTACAAAATCAAATAATAAATGGAGAGACTATAAGTGCTATCACATTTTTTGTTATGGACGAGCAACTTGATCACGGTAAAATTCTATGGCAAGAAGAGTTTGCTTTAGCTGGTAGTTTACCTGATATATTTGAACGAATGGTCACTCTTGGAACGGCGGGCATTGAGTTTATATTGAATCATCCACAATATGAGGGTTACGAACAAGAGCATGCTTTAGCGACTACATATAAACGAAGAAAGCCTAAAGAGAGCGAGATAAAGCTAGAGGATTTATGTGTCATGACAAGTAAAGAACTATACAATAAAATACGATGTCTACAAGATCCATATCCACGCCCATTTATAAGATGTAAAAATGGGACAACGCTATATATAACCGGAGCACAGTATGCTGAATAAGTTAATCATAGCTCCACATGTTGATGACGACGTACTTGGGTGCGGAGGTATAATCAAAAACGATACATTTGTTTTATACTGTGGACTAAATGAATCCGATTTAATAGATAGACCCTCTATGAAGGTCCGCCTCAACGAAGCAGATAGGGTTGCTCTCTATTTAGGTCACACTTATAGTTTGTTAGAAAACAAAGTAAACCATTACACTATACCTGACTTAATAGCTTCAATAGAAAACGTAATAAATGAAGTACAACCAGAAGAAATATATATACCATATCCATCGTACAATCAAGATCATAGAGTTGCATATGATGCCTCATTAGTTGCGTTACGTCCACACGATAGAAACTTCTTTGTTAAAAAGGTGTTTGTTTATGAGCAACCTCATGTATTTTTATGGGACTATTCTCATCAGATAGAAGGGTGCTTCAAACCTAACTACTACAAGCCTATTGATATAGATAGAAAAATTACAGCTTATGAGATGATGGAAACACAAGTTCGTACATTTCGTAGTTCAGCAATGGTACGGTCTCTAGCTCATCTTAGAGGGGCTCAGTCTGGTTTAGAATACGCAGAATCTTTTAAAATAATACGTTTTATAGAGCAAGAGCAATAAAATGAATAAAAAAATATTAATCACAGGCGGCCTTGGATTTCTAGGTTCATATGCTATTGAAAGATTTACCAAAGAAGGCTGGGATATTCATGTTATAGATAATCTTTCTACTAACGCAATTGATCAGCATGACAAGTTATTGTCACATGTCACCTTTCAAAATGTTGACGTGTTAGATTATTCATGGGAGTCCAATGACACTTGTTTTGATTTAATTTTGCATTTAGCGAGTCCTGTTGGTCCTGCGGGAGTATTAAAACATTCAGGTAAAATGGGAAGACAAATTATAGATGATGTATATTGGGCTATAGACGGGGCCGTTCAAATGGAATGCCCTTTAGTTTTTATTAGTACATCAGAAATATATGGATATAGAGCTGAAGCAGAAGCTCTTAAGGAAGATGATTATAAGTTACTCATTGGGGATTTTAAGGTACGCAATGAATACTCTATGGCTAAACTGTTGGCAGAGATTATACTTAGCAATACCGCTAAAGTAGAAAGTAGGCTCAATTATCATGCTATACGACCCTTTAATATTAGTGGAGCTAGACAGCAACCTGACGGAGGATTCGTCCTTCCACGTTTTGTAAAACAGGCATTGTCTAACGAAAC